AGTGCTATGAGGTATACCAAGAGTGTCAGCAAGTTCAGCGTTAGTATTGACAGCAACTCCACGAAGATGTGCAAGGGTCTTCTCCAATCCTTTGTTCTCTGATGTAGTAATAGGGTTGTCCATGATACCCGTCAGTGATACCCCAAGCAAACGCTCTTCTTCTGTATTGTTCTTCCATACCTTACGTAAGTAAGGAAAGTTAGTTAAGGAAGACTGAATAGTACCAAGTGCGGTTGCAATCCTTACCTTTCGCTCCAAATCTGCGAGTGTATCTGTCGCTCTGATAACAACTTCAGTAAGGTTGCAAAACTGATACGGACGTAGTATGATTTCGCTACATGGGTTAGTTCCAAACTCGAAGTCAGGGTTACGTCTACCGTACTTCTTCGCTTGATTCTTACTAGCTTGCCTGTTGAATACACCACGCTCTCCTGATTTACTTTCTACTAATGCTTGCCACTCACGCATGAATGTTTCCATGTCAGGCTTCTCTGTATAACTAACTGAGTTATTAGCTAACGCTCGCCAAGCTGCAGTCTCCCACCACTGGCCTGACTTAGCGTGACGCATACGGTCATCAGAGAGGTTAGACAAACTAATCATAGCGCTACGGCGTACACCACCGACCACAACAATTTGACCAATGAAACACATAAGATCATGGCACTCAATGCTTGTAAGCTTACGGCCCTGTGCATTCTTGAACGTTGTGATAGCGAAGTTAAACAGTTCGACTAACGGCGCTGGGCCACTGGCTCTGCCACCAAATATTTTTAGTCTAGCACCAGCAGGACGAACACGAGAGACATCCCACTTGGGGATCTCACCAGCCCAGAGGAGAGCAAGAACTTGACGGAACGCTTTAGCCCAACCTTCCTTACTGTCTTTGACAACGACTGTAGTATCACTGTAGAACAGCTCAGGGATCTCAGGAAGTTTAGTAACGTACTGACGCTCGACACTGAACCCGACACCAGTTCCACACAAGAGGATGTACATAGCCTCATCGAAGGACTTAGGGTCATCTACGGGTAGATAGCTACAGTTGTAGCCAGCAGTGTTATCTCTGTCGAGGGCTGGCCCTGCAGTCATCATAGCTCGCATGGAAGGTGCTACCTCTAAGCCTAAGATAGCTTGCTCACATTCTAATGCAAGGTTATGTAAGCTGTCAGGTAGGACACGTCTTACTACGTTGTCTATGTATCTGCCTACAGTTTCATCCCATGTCTCACGTCTTCCTGCATCCTGTATCCACCTAGCATAGCGGGATTTGTGGATGAACGACTGATAGTCGGTTGGTAAATAGTTATTCATATTATCATCACTCCATAAATAGTTTCAAATGTTTTACGTCTAGGCCATCAATATCATATATGTATTCAAGAATCAATGCCCTAATTTCTTCTTCAATATTTCCGTCAGATGGTACGGGGTATTCGTCTTCATCAAGCTCAAGTGTAAGAAATGTTTTGATTATCATTTCCTACTGTCCACTTCCTCAATCAATCGCTCTATGTACCACTTAGCTTTTTGTAGATCCTCTATTCCATTCTTGTAGTTCCAGCGCCACAGATACTTGAAGCTATTCTGCCAGCAGTATGCTTCGTGTGCTGTTACATCAGCGTCCTCTACCATAGCTGCCATAGCGTCAATGCATTCTATGTTGGATGTATTGTAATGTGGTGGCTTGTTTACTACGTCAACCATCTGTGTCTCCTTTGCTATTAAATAATACAGATATTACATTATCTGATACCCCTGCAACCTCAATGGCTGGCTTAACTTTTTCCTTCTCTTCTTCTAGTGCATCGTCGATAGTTCTCTCTACCTCGTTCTCTAGTAACCTACGTACTGCTGAGTCTTCTTCCATTACAGGAAGCGATGCACACATCATATGAGACAGCTTCATTAGTTGTGCATGGTCAAAGTCTGATAGCACATTGTCATCTGTAGTGCAAGTGCCTACCATTATTTCTCCTGTCCACTCACCTTTTTTATTTAAGAAGGGGCTGATCCGTATGATGTAATCGTTCTGATCAAAGTCCATAAATATTTTTTCACTACTCATCTTATCTCCTTTTTATTTTCTTTAGAGGAAACTGTATCAAGGGTGGATGTTTGTCCTTACCCTTTTCATGCAGCCATTCCTCTGGAATAATGCGATCATGGTACAGGAATTTATTCTTCTCGCACCACTGTCCATACGTAGTCTTAGCACCCTTACTTAGTTTAGCTCTGCTACTGGTAAATACAAAACGTATATCCAACTTAGGATGTTGCTTCTGTATCATTAAATGTTTGCGCCTATCGTCTGCTGTGAACCTGCCTTTAGTTTCAATTATAATACCATTCTTTAGAATAAAGTCAGGAGTATAGGTGCGGTACATGAGATCTTCCCACTCTATCTTAATGGCTTCGTACTTGAATGGATGTCCAAGTTCGTTAAGATAGTCTTTGTTTCTTACCTCAAGGCCGCTCCTATACCCATGTTTTAGGGCAGCAGAGTATTGCTTACCCCGCATTTAGATACGCCACAATCCATTCCAAGGACTAGGCAAACTACTTACAGTAGATACACCTAGTGATCGTAGCTCCTGCCGTATTACATCGTCTGCAGCTTTACGTGCTTCCATAGCTGAACGTAGTCCTGCATACTTGGCTTCGTGTAGCTGCTTCTTACGCTCTACAAGATCCTTTTCCATAGCAGTAATCTGATCTTGCATCTCTTTGATTTCGTCATCACCTAACATATGTTTCTCCTTTAATCTATGTACGCAACTGTAGGTTTGTTCTTAGCCTGTGATACTCGTGATTCAGTCTCTGTCAACCCTTCAAAGCAACTGAACCTGTAGTCACAGAACTTACAGCTATCATTGAGAATGGTATTACCCGTTGCCTTCCCCCTGAATGTCTCAGGTACAGGGCTGAAGCAACGCTTAAACTCATTACTCTCGACAGTATCAACTGTCTTATTCAATGTGGTAATTTCTTCTTTCATGTCAAGGGTATCAGCAGGAACATATTTAATATTTCCATTAGCTTTATTTACTACCCACCAGCTACCAGCCTTAGTGTCTGATGCCTTAGCGTAGCCAGCTAACTGACCTACATATCCAAATGGATCACTGTTCTTTAGTGTATCAAAAGACTCGAACTTGTTTCTATAACTCCAATCAGAGGCAGACTTAACATCGTCTACGGCACCGTCTATAATTAGATCATACGTACCGTTTACTTTTGTCTTGTCTAACTCAAGAGTTACATGCTCTGCATCACGATATGATACACCTGCTTCTTTTAGTATGCCCTTGAAAGCAGCCTCAACTATGTCTCCTATCAACATGTTCATTACAAATGTGGTTGGCTTGGGCAACGCAGTCTCTGGCTTGTTCTTCTCAAACCAAAGCTGACAGGTTGGCCTACCTATGTTAGACATACGTAAGCGAAACCCGTCACGCTTATTGCCCCCGCCAAACTGTTTACGCATTGCTTCCATAACCTCTGCGCCTACTTGTTGGATGGTGTCCTCTGACATAGAGGACTCACCCTTAGTCGCATTGACCAAGTAAGAATGAATAGACAGTTCAGCAGGATGGTTCATTACACGAACTCGTCAGCGTCGATGTCAACGAAAGAGTCAACAAGCTCTTCGTCAACGTCATCATTCTTATGCTTGTTCTCATCCCAAGCACCTAAGATGTACTCGTTGTAGTTTGAGATCCAAGCTAGGAAGTTAGCCAACGTTTCCTGTGAGTCACTATCTGCAATGTCGATAGTGTTTGCAGCATCTAACTGCACGTTAGGCAGATAGAAACAATTACCATTAGGTAACTCACGCTTCTCTGTGGTAGCAGAGAAGGTGTGCTGCGGTGGTAGACGCCGCATTTTTGTGAGTTGAGTAAAGATGCCGCCAACTGTTTTGAAGGCGTCACGATTCTCAATCTCCCAGATGAATGGGCTGGGCGCAAGTGTTACGCTGTTACCATCTTCATCTACAGGATCTACAAGCTCTACTGTACCAAGTAGAACACGCGCTCGTTTGATAGAGCGAATAAGATCCTTCATCGTGTCAGGCAACGCAGCGAAGTCTTCAATCCAACCAGAAGGTTTACCACAGTTGAAGCCGCCGTCGTTGTCCTTCATGTCACTGTTAAGGTCATTAGCCATAACAGTTTTGACATAACGATTAGGTGAGTTGTCAGTGCCCATGATAAAACGCTTGTACATAAAGCGCTGTAAGAATGGGCGAATGATTGCACTACCAGCATAGTAGGTCTGGTCTTCTGGTACTTCTAGTTTGTATGTACCACCATCAACTACCTCAACCTTTACCATCTTACCTTTGACTTCCATCTCACCCATCAATGGGTTGTGGTGGATACGCAAACGTGGAAGGTTGCTAGACTTCTTCTTCTCAGAGGAAGGCATAGCGGTTGACATGCCCATCTGTTGGGCCATTGCTGCATAGTTATCTGTTGCTGTTGTTACTTGTGTCATGTTTATATTCTCCTATATTTCATTTAAGACAGACGGTGGTTATATCACAGTACGTCTTTTGTGTCAAGCCAATTTGGGCCTATCTTTGCTTCTAATAATAAGGGTACGTTAAAGTCTATACCCCACTTAACATTTACCAGTTCTGCCAACCTGTCGTTTGCAGAGTTGATAATGCGTAGTACTTTGTCCTCTTCATCTGGATGTACATCTATCACTAAGGAATCGTGTACAGAGTTTACGACACATGATTGCATCTTGTTAGCTGTAAGCATCTTGTCTACATATATCAGAGATATAGGTACGATGTCAGCGGTTGCGAACGATTGCACAGGATAATTTTTAATCTGTGTGAAAAATGTCACACCCCCATGCTTACGTCTGGTTACATCTGGGAATGCGAACTCACGTCCAGATGGTGTAGTGATCTTGCCTGTGTTGAGGGCTTCTTTGGCTAGAGCCTGATGCCACATACCAATACCAGAATACTTAGTAGTGAACTGGTTGTAGTACGCAGCCTCTGCCTTGGATCTACCAAAGCCACTGGCACCATACAGAGGTGCGAATGTGTGGGCCTTAGCTTCCTGTCTGGTCATAGGCTGACCCGCCTCGCTGATAACCTTGGCGGTGTAGCTATGAACGTCGAAGCCAGTAGATACTTCCTTGATGGCTGTAGTGTCTTGCGCTAGGAATGCAGCGACACGAAACTCAAGCTGGGCCATGTCAGCTTCAATAACTTTACCACCTTCCCAACGTGATATGAATACACGCTTGACTGGGAACGTACCACCACGTGGCATGTTCTGCATGTTAGGATTGCGACCTGACAACCGACCAGTAGAGGTGCGGTGCTGTTGCAAGTTCACGTGCAGCATACCGTTAGACTTAGTAAAGTCCTCGATGCCACCGACAAAACTCTTGAGGTATGTCTCGACAGCAGACAATCTACGCACGTTCTGTAAGAAGCGCTCAGCATCCTTCATGCCTTTGGATCTAGCCACACCCTCAAGGTGCACGAGGTTGTCTTTGCTAGTGCCCCAGCCAGCGTTACTGATCCACTTAGCTGTAGGTGCTACGAACCTCAGTCCAGCAACAGTATTGGTATCAGTGTATATAAAGCCAGTAGCGTCACAATTAGTACATCTATTAGTTCTAGCGAATGGAGTTCCATCTTTCTTTACCTTTCGTACTTGTCCTGTACCATAGCAATCTCTGC